ATTAAATCCATTACAAGCAAATGTAATTAAATATGTTTGTAGATATTTATCTAAAGGTAAACCGTTTGAGGATTTAGAAAAAATAAAACATTACTGTGATTTAGAAATAAAACATTTGAAAGATGTCAAAACAAAAAAATAAATGTGAGCAATGTGATAAAGATGCAGTTATTATTGAAGATAAAAAATACTATTGTGGGGAATGCTACTGTAACAAATATAATATAAAGGCTAACGATGAACGGACTACAACTTACACTGACATTTAAAAAAGCATTATGGAATACTCCTAGTGAGTATAAAGATTTATCTAATGCAAAAGAAATAGCTATCGACTTAGAGACAAGAGATGATGGTATTAATAATAAACTTGGTGCTGGTTGGGCTTTATGTAAAGGAGAGATTGTAGGATTTGCAGTAGCCGTTGAAGGTTGGAAAGGTTATTTTCCTTTTGGTCATTTAGGTGGTGGTAATATGATACCAGAGCAAGTTAAAAAATATATGAAAGATGTATGTGCTTTACCTTGTCCTAAAATATTTCACAACTCACAATATGATGTAGGTTGGTTAGAAGCATCCGGTATTAAAGTAAACGGAGAGATTATAGATACTATGATTGCAGCTGCACTTATAGATGAGAATAGATTTTCATATTCTTTAAATGCATTGTCTGTAGATTATCTTGGAGAAATAAAAGCAGAAACAGAATTGAGAGAAGCTGCAGCAGCTCATGGTATAGATCCTAAAGCAGAGATGTGGAAGTTACCTGCAGAGCATGTAGGTTATTATGCAGAGCAAGATGCAGAGTTAACTTTAAAGTTGTGGCAAAGATTTAAACAAGAAATAGCAACACAGAGTTTAACTACAGTGTGGGAACTTGAGCAAAATTTAATTCCTGTATTAATAAAAATGCGTCAACGAGGTGTAAGAGTGCAAGTGGAAAAAGCTGAAGCACTAAGAAAAGAAATGATGCTCCAAGAAAAAGAATTGTTACAGGCCATAAAGAAAGAAACAGGATTAGAAATAGATATCTGGGCACCCCGCCAGATTGCCAAAGCTTTTGACAAAAAGAAGTTAGACTACCCGCGAACTGAAAAAACAAATGAGCCATCGTTTACACAAAATTGGTTGATTAACAACAAACATACTCTAGCAAAATTAATTGTGCAAGCCCGTGAGATAAATAAATTTCATGGAACCTTTTTAACTTCCATCATGAGGTACCAGGTCAACGGTAGAATTCATGGCGAGATCAATCAGTTAAGGGGAGATAATGGAGGCACTGTATCCGGTAGGCTAAGTATGTCTAATCCTAATCTTCAACAAATTCCTGCTAGAAACAAAGACTTTGGTCCTAAGATTAGAGGATTGTTTATTCCAGAAGAGGGCTACAAGTGGGGTAGTTTTGACTACTCGCAACAAGAACCACGAATGACGGTTCACTATGCAGCATCTATTGGAGACAATGGTTATGAGGGATCCCAAGAATTAATGGAAGCTTATAAAAATTCTAGCGCAGACTTTCATCAAACAGTTGCAGACCTAGTAGGTATTGAGAGAACTCAAGCAAAAACTATTGGACTAGGTTTAATGTATGGTATGGGTAAAGGTAAACTAGCCTTATCTTTAGGGGTAACTAAGGATGAAGCAGATGAACTTATTTTAAAATACAATAAGAAAGTACCTTTTGTTAAACAATTATCAGATAGATGTAAGCATGCTGCAGATGAAAAAGGAGTTATCAGAACTAAAAAAGGTAGAAAGTGTAGATTTGATATGTGGGAAACCAAAGACTTTGGTTTACATGTAGCAGAAAAATATGAAGATGCCGTAGCTAAATATGGTAAAGATAATATTAAACGAGCGTATACTTATAAGGCTTTGAATAGATTAATCCAGGGATCCTCAGCTGATCAAACAAAACAAGCCATGCTAGATTGTTATAATGCAGGACATTTACCTATGTTACAGATACATGATGAATTATGTTTTAATATTAAAGATGAAGACCATGCAAAAGAAATAGTAAAGATAATGCAGAATACTATTGAGTTTAAAGTTCCTTCAGTAGTGGATTGGGCTTTAGGAGAAAGTTGGGGAGATGTTAAATAATAGAAATATTGAACACGATAATAGAGATTTGATTGCTTATGCAGCAGGACTATTTGATGGTGAGGGTAATATTAATTATGCTCAATACAAATGTACAAAACCTAATGGCAAAGTTTATATGAAATGGAATGTAGCTATGGAAGTAGCTATGTCTGATTTAGATTGTATTAAAAATTTTTATGATATTGTTAAGGTAGGTAATATTTATTTTAAAGGTATCGGTAAAGGATCCTTAGCAAAAATACCACAATGGAGATGGAGATGCTCTCATCAAAAAGCATTACATTTAGCAAAATTATTTTTACCTTATGCAGTTACTAAAAGAGAAAGATTATTAAAGATAATAAATCACTACGAATTTAAAAAGCCGACAGAAGCCCTAGGGGAAAAGTTTCCTTTTATAAAGACAAGTAAAACTTAAGAAGCTGCTTGTAAGTTTTCTTGTACATCTTGATATTTGATCGCATTTCTTTTTGATCTAATATCAGATTCTATTTGTATCATCCCAGTATGAACACCACCATGTGTCATTAACTCAGATGACCATTTATTTTCAAGTTCTTGAAGTTCTTTCAACAACTTTATTTTTTCAGGACTCATTACAGTTCCTCATAAGTTATGTGAACCCTTTTGTTTCCCGTGAAACCATCATTGATAATTTCAACGTTACCTTGGTCCACTTGTTCTGAAAGCTTTAGTATTGCATCGGTATGGGTTTCAGCTTCAACTACTTGGTCTATACTGTGTCCTCCCATAGAAGCTCTGATACGATAAGCTCTCATAAGATATTATAAGATATTTTAAAGGAGTGGTCAACATTGTACCCTTTTTTGTCAACTGCTATACAATGTACCTTGTATTCGACTATAGAGCCCCCTGATTTTAACATTTTGTCCTTCATGGTCATTCCTATGTGTTTGGCTTTAAAACCACATTCTGAAGCGTTTAAAAGGTTATTTTTTATATATTGTCCACACTTTATGCCACTTTCTGGTGTAGATACACAAATTGAACCTAATAGTATGAACTTTAGAATCATTCTAAGTTGTATTTATTTCTTGGCAAATATAACGTCCACCAAGATGGTGTTCATTTATATAATCTTCAGGGAATAATGCAATACTTTGTTTTATGGCTTCTAATCCTGCTTGAGTACACTGGTGCCAATTATCAAAAGTTTTAATAGAGGTTGCTTCTGGAAGACAATCTCCAGATAAAAAAGAACAGACTGTATAAATCAAAATAAATTTCATAATATCATTTGACATTTATTTTTATCCCATATATGTAAGATACCATGAAACAAAAAAGTAAAAGCCTAATATTCAAGGATATCATATCTGATCTAGATGAACAATTAGCAGCTATCCCGTCTCACGATTTTGATGGTGCTCCAATTGAAGACTCTATGCAGTTTGATACTTATATAGATGGAATAGCTAATATTAATTTTGTAGATAAAATTGGTAGAAGACATTATCCAATAGATAAAACAATAGCTACTATTCTAGTCTTTGATGAATTAGAGGAAAGAAAAAATCAACCAACAAAAGAGGATATATATGGCAATAATACTTGAACCAAAAAGTAAATCAGATGTTTTACCTTTAGGGCAAAAACCTGAAGGAGATCAATTCGATAATGCACTTATTAAATTAGAGAATACTTTTAGTTTGCTTATTTCTAAAGTAAATGCATTAGAAGAAAACTTAAATAAGTTACAAAAAACCACTGAAAGAAATTGTGAGTTAATTAGAACAATAGTAACTTTTTCAGATAAATTACGATGGATCCCAAAAGATAAAGATTATGTGATTGCATTAAACCCTAACATGGAGAAAAACGATGGACATCAATAAATGGAAATCAGTAGCTATTAAAAAAGAAGATTATTTATTATTAAAAAAAATATGTGAAAATAAATATAGAGCTCCTGGAGCTATGATATCTAAACTAATTCATAATCACATTGAGTATGAAGCCAAGAAAAATAAAACTTCGGTAGAAAATTTTAGAAAAAAATTATTAAACGGAGCTGCAAATGATGACAGAAGTAGATCTAAAAAGAGTTGATACTCGTATTAAAGCCAAAGAGTTCTTTACTATAGAACTAGATCATGAAACTAATACATTAACATTTACTGTTAATGGTCAAGTAAGAAACATAGTAAAGACTTTTAAAGCAGAAAGTTTATTTGAAAGAATGCTTAAGATAGCTAAGTTTAAATTTTTAAAAATGCGAGATGCAACAAAGAAAGAATATATTGAAAACTAAAACTATAATTATTGATAATTATCAAAAGTATTGGATTAATGATACTGCACAAGGCCATCTGATTAAAATCTGTCATGGGACCAATGGAGAACAAGTAACTGAATTAGATTTAAGGTGGCCTAATAGAAAACGAGATTCAACCAATAGAGTAGTGAATGAGAAAATTAAAAGTCCTAGATCTATTTAGTGGCATAGGTGGATTTAGTTTGGGGTTACATTCAACTGGAATATTTGAAACAACAAAGTTTGTAGAGTTTGATTCTTTTTGCCAAAAAGTTTTAGCAAAAAACTTTCCAAACATACCAATAGAAGGAGATATAAAAAATGTCAAAGGACAAGAAGGAGAGGCAGACATCGTGGTCGGAGGTTTTCCCTGCCAGCCGTTCAGCGTTGCCGGTAAACAAAAAGGAAGAGATGACAACCGATATCTCTGGCCAGAAATGTTTAGACTCATTAAAGAAGTTAAACCAGAGTTCGTTATTGGGGAAAATGTGCAAGGCCTTATTAACCTCCAAAACGGCATGGTACTCAGACAGGTGCAAGATGACTTGGAAGGTGAAGGTTTCGAAGTCCAATGTTTCCTTATTCCAGCTTCAGGCATCGGTGCTTGGCACCAAAGGAACCGAGTCTGGATTGTGGGCCACTCCAAACACAATGGATCACTTGCCTCCAAGAAGTCCAGAGGGAACCAAGAAGTTAATGGAAGGACACAGGAAGGGCAGAACCAAACCATCGAATCTGAGAGAACAAGTGGATCCAGAGACAATGAAGATGTATCCAACACCAAACACATACGATTACAAAACCAATCCTGGAGAGGATTATCAAAATTGGAAAGTGAGAGCAGAGAAGAAAAAGGAACAAGGGATAAGTCTTCACTTTGCACTGAGACAAGCAGTTCAGAAAGAAGAGGAGGAGAAGATAATGTGGCCAACACCATCGGCAAGTTGTCAGATGGATGTAGTAGCACCACCGGAGACAGTAACAAAGAATTCATCAGGTTGGAGTGTAACGAGGGTTGGCACTGGAACAAAGTTCGGAGCCAAACTGAACGATGTAGTGAACAAGGTCAGTCAACCAATAGAACCTGGTGGCAAATTGAATCCGACCTTTGTGGAGTTCCTCATGGGATTTCCAGAGTCATGGACAAACATAGAGCCAACAGAATCAAAAGTCTCGGCAACGCCATCGTCCCACAAATCGCAAGAATCTTCGGACTTGCAATCAAAAAAGTTCTATCGGACTCCGACTGCAATGGATAAAGGAGACAACAGCTTTAAGTATGCAGCTAAGTTTCTTAAAGGTAAAACTAACAGATCCAAATCAAAAGAGTCCGTACAGAAAACATTATCCATGGATGTAGCTATGGAACATCTTAAACAAAACCCAGAGCTTATAGAGCTTTATGATGAAAAATTTAAGACTAGACCACACTTACCTCCAAAAGATATTTTTTTAAATTATTTAAAAAAAAATTTAAATAAGAAAGAACTGATAGCAGCCGATATTATTAAGAAGACTACTATTGATCATTGGTTAAGATCCGATCATTGCTTTGCTTATCCAACTAAAGAATATTGGAATATGATTAAGCCTTATTTAAAAGAAGTAAAGTTTGATTATCAAATGAATTTTGAAATAGAAAGCGATTGGGAGTAAATTATGGCATACAGAAAATTTAGAACGCATGAATTTAATTACGATAAAACTAGGAAAGAACATTTTAAAGTACAATATGCAAAATTAAATAAACATATTGCAGCTAATAAAGCTATGATAACTTTTTGTACTGAGATTATTCAAATGACTAATAATCCTTATATTAAAGATGATCCAGAAGCAATTCTGTTAAGTTTAAAAGATCATTGCGAGGCAAGACAAAAATTTTGTGCAGATGAAAAGATTAAAGCTTACAACGAATTATCTGCAATAAAAAAACTTTCTAAAATAAATTTTGAAGAGGATTATTATGAGGAAGAACTTCCAGGATTTAAACCATTATGAGACAACCCTACAACGATAACGATAAGCTTATTATTTTAATTTTATGCGCGACTCTCCTATACTTTCTTATATAAAATTTTATTTGACAATCTATCTGGCCAAATTACAGTTTGATCATGAATAAAATAACTAACCAACCAAGAGGCAATGATGAGTGACTATAGAGTAAAGATAACAATTAGAAATGAACGAATATTAAAGTTAATAGAAGATAAAGGCTTTGTGAGTGTTAAAAGTTTTGCAGACACTTATGGCCTTGCTTACCAACAACTTGGTGAGCTGATAGCAGGTAAAGTAAAACCTTTTACCGATAAAGGTAAGATGCATTCTATATGTGATAAGTTATTAAAAGTTTTAGATGCAACTTTAGAAGATTGTTTTACCGAAAGACAATTACAAGGATTCAATAAACGATCTTTTGAAATTAAAGTTAAAGAGAATGAACTTAGACAAATTGTAAATCCAACTAAAAACCAAGAGCAAAAGCTTATCGAACAACAGGCTAAAAATAAAATAAGATACGCGATTGAGATGGGGCTCAAACCTAGAGAAGCTGCCATGCTTAAAATGAAGTTTGGTTTTGATGATGGCCATGAACATACCTTAGAAGAGATTGCTAAGATATTCTCTGTATCTAGAGAACGAGTAAGACAGATCATTACTAAAGCACAACGTAAGATGAAACATCCCCATATTATGAGACAAATCTTACAGACAGGTGCAGATGAATTATTTAATGTTAAACTTCCTAATAATTTAAAAAGAATTAAAAAAGAAGACGAAGAAAAATTAAATGGTTATATGGATCCAGATGATTTTTTAGATCTATGTCATTTAAAAAATACTAATAAGTTAAATTAATCTACTCTCATCAACAAAATTTAAGGGGCTTGGGTCATTGATCCCAGTCCCTTTTTTATTTACAATATATAGTTGCAACGCACTTAAAAATTTTATATGAATAACAAATCGAACAAACATACAATGTGTAAAGATTGTAAGGGGCTTGGTTATATTAAAACTTTGTCTGAAACCTTTGTACAATGTATTATTTGTAATTCATCAGGAACCACGATTCACGGACCAAACGGTATGAACTTAGAAGCAGAACAAGTATTATTATATAAAATAGCGTGGGACTTTATACATGGCAAACAAAAAGGATGGTATCACTGATTTAACTCGATTGCTGGTTACTGCAGCAGGGAGATTTACGCCTAGTCAATACAAGAATTTAACCTCCACCATCTTTGCTTTACTTAACGGTGTTAATTATGGTTACACGGAACTCGGTCCACGGTTCCTTCACGATGCCCAGGATATATACGACATCCATAAAAAAGATTTACCTAATACTTCATTTGTAAAAAATAAAAAAGATAAAAAACAAGTTCAAACCCACGATAATGTTATCAATCTGCAACATTATAAATTCTGGAGCCAGGATAAATGATGGCCGATACTTATAGCAAAGATGACATGATCGAAGACTTACAAGAAATCAAACAACATATTGCAGAAGAAAATTTGCAAGGCGCAGCTATCACGATATTAATCGATGATATCAAAGAACATTACGAGGTCGCTTCTCGATTTAACTGGAAAAAATCGAAAGGCCACTATGGTAATCTACTCTCTAGACTTATTAAAACTTATGGGCATTAAAGTTGCAGCCGATATGGTTGCCGAAAACCATATTTGTAATGAACAAAAACTCTGGCGCCACGTTATTCTTAATGCGTTTGAAGATACTCGGATCATGTCTGGTGATCGTAAATCTAGTTTAAATAAATGCGATGCTCATGATTGGATTGCAAAGTCAAAAGATTTTGAACAAATTTGTTGGTGGGCAGGTTGGGAACCCGAAGATATTCGTTTCCGGTATTACAAAGCTTTAAAGAATGGCGATATAAAATTTAAAAGAAGACACTTTCTGTGGATGGAATATGATCAAATATTTCAAAGACTTAAGGTGTGTAAGGATATGGAAGAGAGAAGAGAGTTGAGAAGAAATTTAGAAAATAAGAGAAGACAAATTATGCATGCCGATAACGTTTTTGTATCTAACTTTTTAAACGACTTGTCATGGCGGTATTAATTTTTTAGTCCTGGAGGAGAGGGAAATATGTAGAAACTCCTCCAGAACAGTGAAGCATACGTCATATATAGTTATATAAGACATAATCAAATCTTAGTTTAAATTTCAATTATTGTCAAATTATTTTTTAAGAATTAAGTCGGCCTAAATAAGTTTGAAAACAAAAAAAAGACTTGATTTAGGCCAACTACCAAAGAGGCGTATATGTTGTTTATAGACACTACGCACTTTGCTTATTACTGCAGTTCTAAAGGACTGTCAATATTTTGATGTTCTAAATGAATATTATACGAATATTTAAAACCATCCTTTTTAAGAAAGTTTAATCGTACTAATTCTTTTAGATTACTTTTAAAAGCTGCATAAGTGCCAGAATAATTTAAATCTTTGTAGGATCTAAATACTCGATAAGCACTAAATGAACTTATTAAGTGAGCCCCATCTTTAAAGGACTCTGGTATTGCTAACATGATGGATAAGTGGCCTGCCGTTAAATGGTGGGCTCTTTTACCTTCTTTTTTAGCAGTTTCCGATAATAGTATAAAAAAGTTTAATACTTCATTAGCTATTTCACGGGATTGTTTGGGACTATGGATATACATAATTTACTCCTTATGGTTGATTGTTTATATATCTATAAGTGGAACTTAATGGAGGGTTCTATTCATCTATACTGTCCTAGTGTGGTTCGTGGGCACTGTACCATGGTAAAGGTATTCTTAATAACTAATAACGGATCACGATCCACGGGGCTGTATTTATGCAACATTTTTTCTTAAATTCTTAGTTTTACCCTATACCTCTCCCTTAGAAAAAAAAAATAAAAAAAAAGTTTGTAAGGAGAAATTTCTAAGAAACTAAGAAAATCTAAGTAAAATCAACACTTCTAGAGCATTTTTCACTAAGAATTTACTAAGAAAATTCTTAGAGTTTTAAGAAAAAATAGTAAACAAAGTGTAACTTTCAGAGAGGATGTCATTTGTGCAAAAAAATTTTAAGAAAAAAGTTTGTAAGGAGGGGGTATAGGGGAAATTAATAGTATGATATAACTGGTCAAGATATGACAAAAAGAAGAAATGTTTTAAAATCCACTGCAGAACTAACATTAAAGCAAAAAGCTTTTGTTGATATATATGTTTCTAATTGGGGGCAGATTTCTAAGACGGAAGCAGCTGAACGAGCTGGTTATAAATCTAAGAAAAAAGAAGGACCAACTGAGATAGCAAGCAGATTAACGGATCCTAATAAAAATCCACACGTGGTGCGTTATATGGAAATGAAATATAACCAGGAATTAAAAAAGCACGAGGGTGATAAACTAAAAAAATATAAAAGATTTGATACGCTTTCTAAAAAAGCAGAAGAGAAAAAACAATACGCAGTAGCTGTTAACGCAGAATACCGAAGTGGCCAGATGGCAGGATTTTTTGTAGATAAAAAAGAAGTAACCCATGTTGGATTGGAGGGGATGAGCCGTGAACAACTTGAGAAAAGGTTATCCGAACTTGAAAGTAAAATCGGAGAAGCCAAAGATATCATTGACGTTACGCCAGAAGAACCTGATCAAAACGGGTAGGTGGATGACAGTATTTAATGAAATACACAACAAACATTTAAATATGTCTGTTGGTATCGTAAGTATTTTAACTAAAAATAAAAATGAATAGTAGACTATCTATATGGGAAAAATGAATAGTAGACTATCTATATGGGCTTTTTAAAAAAATGAATAGTAGACTATCTATATGGGACCTAGCATGAAAAAAATTAAAAAGAAAAATAAAAAAATTTCTATACCAAAAAAAATATTTGATGAAATAGAAAAATATCCAATGGTTTCTTGTGAGTGGTTTGATATTGTTTCAAATTCAAGTTGGACAAGTTTTGAAGAATTAAAAAATAGTGAACTTGCAACTTGTATAACTAAAGGTCATTTATTTAGCCAATCAAAAGGTATAACAAAAATATTTGGCGATTATTCTTTAAGTGAAGATAAAACAAAGATTGAAAGCATAGGTAATACTACAATAATTCCAAACTCTGTAATAAAAGAAATTAAAAAAATTTAATTCTTGTAAATATTTTTTTATTGTGTATTGAGATTTTTATGCATAATTTTTTAGCTTTTATAATTAGATTTATAATATTTTTTCCTATTGCTACTCTAATAATCCTTATTTTACTAGCTATTTCTATATAAAAATAGTATTTGACATTTATTTAAAATATCTTATTTTGATGGGATATGAATATAAAAATAACAAAGAGGTAAATAAAATGGGATATACTAACTATTGGCATAAATATAATGATTTTACTGAAAGTGAATGGAAACAAATTAAAGAGGAATTTGAATACATTAAAGAAGTAGTTGGATTTTTAATTAAAGATGAAAGTACAGACGATATTATCAAGTTCAATGGTATTGGAGATAATGGTCATGAAGACTTTTATTTAAATAGAGAAGCAAGAACTCCATTTGATAAAACTTATGAAGGTCAAGATGTTTCATTTGATTTTTGTAAAACTAATGAGAAGCCATATGATATTGTTGTTTGGCACCTATTAACTTTTATAAATAGAATTTGTCCTAACTTTGCAATTTCAAGGGACAGATAAAAAATGTGGTGCGCTCTTGAATTAAAGGTTGAATACAATATTGTAGCAAGTTCAACCCATCACAAAACTTTAAAACTTTAAATAAACCAAAGGAGAAATATGGACGCACAACAATTAATAAAAGAGACACAAGAAGTTCTTAAAATTGGAGAACTAAGAAAAAAAATAAAAGAAAATAATTTTTTATTTTATCCAAAAATAAATTTATACAGAGAGATCAGACAATTAGATAAAAATAAATTATCTGTTTGTAATCAAGGTGGTGGATTTGTAAAAAGTGTAGACATTACTAATGAAGACTTTTTAAAAGATGTTGATGATGGAATTATTACTTTTGTAAAAAATATTCCTTTAGAATATTCTAAAGTAAAAGTTTTTCATGACCATTGGAATAATCAATTCATTAATGCTTATACTACTGTTCAAAGATGGAATGGTTGGGCAATGCCTATGGTTAATTTAACTAATGTTAAAAGATTTAATACAATTCAAAAACATAATGATTGCAAAGAGGATACAGACCTTTTTAAAATTATTAGTGAAGATAAAATTAGTATTATTGATTTTAATGAGAGAGAAGAAATAATTATTGAAAGTCAATTAATTAAAGTTAATAATAAAGATGTTAAAGTTTTTGATTTGTCTTTAGGTTGGACATGGTCAGAATATTAAAAAATAATTAACCAAAGGAGAAATATGAGTAATATAGAAACAAAAGACTTCCTTGAAAAATACATGGAAGAAGTAAAAGAAAAAAAAGAAAACTTTCCAAGTAAAGTTGATATATTTAAAAATAAATTAAAAGATTTAAAAATTAAATCTTTTAGAGTTGAATATAGTGGAAGTGGGGATAGTGGAGAAATTGATGAAATTTTTTATGAACCAAATGATCTAAAAATAAAAGTTGATGTTGGTACTTGGAAAAAATTTGACCAACAATCTTTTGAGTACAAAGAAACTAATGAACCAAAATCTTTAGAAACTTTTATTGAAGATTTTTGTTATGAACTTTTAGAAGATAATCATAGTGGTTGGGAAATTAACGAAGGTCAATCTGGTGCTATTGAGTGGGATATAAAAGAAAATGATCTTTCTCATAATTACACTACTTATATTGAACATTCAGAAAGTGAGAGTTATTAAAATGGCAAATTGTTATCATCATTCTTTGTCTTCAGTTAAGCATTTTGGAGGTAAACCAGAAGACTATCAAAAAATTCATGATTGGTTTGATGAAAGTAAAAAAATTATGCCAGACTTTAGGCATAGGGCATTAAGACATCATGCAGAGGGTTGTTTTGCTTGTGAAGAAAAATTTGGAACGACAATTACAAATTCAGATGGTAAAAAAGTTCCAGTTCGATTAATTGCAGAGAGACATATCAAAGAAGATTTGGGATTTATTCCAACAATGATTGATTGGTTCAAATGGATTAAGCCTCAAAAATTTATGATGATAGGTTATATGAAAGACAAAGATATATTGGAGGGAAATAAAAATGCTTAAAATAATTACAGATCAATTTGGTAAAAAAGGATTTATTGTTCAAGGTACTTGTATTACTAATCCATATTATGATGAAACTATGAGATTTGAAGTTGATCCAATTGAATATTATGGATTAACTGAAGATCAATTAATACAATTTGAACATTTAAAACCAGAACCAAAAGAACCAGAACCGAGTTATGAGGAATTAATACAAAAGTTAAAAGATAAAAAATTCTTTATTGTTCGTTGGTCTGGTGATGCTTGTAATCATAAGACTTTATTTGATAATAAATGTGCTTGTCATACCTCAAATAGAGTTGATGATCCCATTAAATTTTTTAATGAATATTGTTATGGAGATGATGTTGTTAAAGATTTGAATGAATTAGAGGTTCATGAAAAATATCAAGTTGATGAGATGATGCAAGATATTGAAATAATGAGGGTTGAATGATGATTAAAATAAAAGTGTTAAAAGAGGATATTGAAAAAGGCATACCAGATGATTGCCAAGAGTGTGCAATATCACAAGCATTAAAAAGACATTTTAATACTGATGATGTTTGTACTAGTTATAATTTGGTAAAAGAAAAAACTTTTATAGAAGTTAATGGTAAAATTTTTAAAATTAAAAAATCAGATGATAAAATTGTAGGCGATTTTATAGACAAGTTTGATAATTATGTTGATTTTAAATATTTATTAGATGATGGATTTGTTGTTGATAATAATTTGATACCAAAACCATTTGAATTTGAAATCTATAAATAGTATAGTCTTATTGACTAGTTAAACCCTCAACAATGCGAGAGTGGAGTTGAGGGTTTTTTATGTTATTGACTTAATAAAATTATGAAAAAATCCGAAAGTTTATTGTGGCAACGTATTAAAAATTTAAAATTAAAAGGTCAAATTTTTCGCATAGAAAGTAGCACAATCAATGGCATTCCAGATGTTTATTGGTTGATAAATAACAAAAGTATTTGGATTGAACTCAAGTCTAACAATGTCAAGAATTTAGGTGTTTCAAAGTACCAAATTAATTGGCATCTAACTCATTTCAAACATGGTGGAGTTTCATTTATCTTGCGAGAGACCCTCTCGCAGAGAACCTCTAAACTTCTTGAAATCTTCGTGGTTCGTGAACCGAGAACCTTTGAACGTGTTGCAATTTTTAAAAATTTAATGGATGCAATGGAATTTATTCGAGACGTGTGAACCAAGTCCCACGTATCACGAGACTAAAATGAATAGTTGACTATGCCTATGGCATAGTCACGATCTCTTTACATTAACATTTAAAATGAATAATTGACCTTGCCTATGGGATTTTTAGAAATTCTTATTATTAACATTTTTAATAGTTGACCTTACATATGGGTTTAATAGTTGACCTTGTATATGGGATTTTTTGCAATTATTCTTATTAACATTTTTTATTGGTCCTGACCGTTGGTCCTGGATCCGTGGACCAATAGAGCTCACCCAGCTAAAAATTAAAGAAAGTTAAAAAAGCTTAGGCAGCATAAACAAAAAAATTGACAGCTGCTGCT